GGTTCGCGTAACGATATCCAGCGAGGCCAATACGCGTCGGCGCCAGATCGCGCAGCTGGACGACAGCGAACTGATCGACCTTCTTGGCGCGGAAGACATCATCGACGCGGATTTCTACGAACTCAATGGGCGCTGAGCTCTTCAAGCCGCTCATTTACTGCCCCGCTTGCGGTCAGGAGCAGCTCGTAACGGGTTTTCGTCGGCTGCGCGATGCGCCGCTCCTGTACTGCGATTTTTGCCGCGGTTGCGAGACCCAATACGGTGTCCTGAAGCTCTATTCCGAGCCTAATTTCGCGCCAATCATTTCGCTGGAGGCCCGCTCACTCGTCCGCGAGGACGGAACGTACGCGTCGCAAATCGAGGAAGAGGAGCAGTCGGCTCTCCAGGTCGCTGAAAAAGAGATGGCCCGGCGGGAGCTGATGCGCCGGCGACTTATTTACTACGTCACGCAGTTCCGTCCCGACTATCTGGCGGGGTGGGTGCATCACGACATGGCGCGGCGCCTAGAAAACTTCGTCAGGCGCGTCGCGCGCAAAGAATCGCCGAGGCTCATGATGTTCTTGCCGCCGCGAACGGGCAAAAGCACGCTGGTGTCCGACGAGCTTCCCTCTTGGGTGCTCGGCCACTACCCCTCCTGGGAGATCATCTCGGCGTCGTACGCCGTTTCGTTGCCGATCGGCTTTAGCCGGCGCATCCGCGACCGCCTCGATGACAAGGCGTACCAGGCTGTGTTCCCCAAGGCGAAGGTTCGCTCCGATTCGCGCGGCGTGGAAGAGTGGTTGACGACGGAAGGCGGCCGATTCCGCGCGGCCGGCGTGGAGGGCGGTATTACAGGTACCGGCTGCCACATCCTCAATATCGACGATCCGATCAAGGACTACCAAGAGGCACAATCTGACGTCGTACGCGAGAACGCCTACAACTGGTATACCACCACGGCGCGCACACGACTCGCTCCAGGCGCCGGCGTACTGATCACGCAGACGCGGTGGCATGACGGAGATCTTGCGGGGCGCCTTTTGAGCGATCACGAGGCGCTCGTCGAGGCCGGCGTACCCGAGGACGAAATTGACCAGTGGGAAGTCGTGAGTTATCCGGCGCTGGCGGAGGCCGACGAGTACTTGTTCCCCGACGGGTTAATTCAGGTTGGGCCAGGTGAAGTCCCCGAAGGTGCGCGATTGCTGCGGCACGAGGGTGACGCGTTGCACCCCGAGCGTTATTCGGCCAAAGCGCTCCGGACCATCCGCAACACGATGCCGTCGCAGCAGTGGAACGCGCTCTACCAGCAAAACCCGGTGCCCGACGACGGCGAGTACTTCACCAGCGACATGTTCCGGTTCTACTCGGCTATGCCTGGTACGCATGACGAGTACACCTTTTTCTCAGCCTGGGACTTGGCGATCGGGCTCAAGACCCAGAACGACTGGACGGTCGGAGTCGTGGGCGCCCTAGGCGCGAATGGCGCGCTGTACGTCGTCGATATGGTGCGGGCGCGCATGAGCACGTATCCCATCGTCGAATCCATGGTGAGCATGGGCAAGAAGTGGCCCGACATGCAGGTGATGGGTATCGAAGACGGCCAGATCAAAAAGACGTTGCTGCCGCTCCTGCAGGTTGCGATGACGGACGCCAAGTCCACCTTCTCGTTCGACCACGAACTGAAGCCTGTGACGGACAAGTTGTTGCGGGCGCGACCGTTGCAGCAACGCATGCAGATGGGGCAGATCTACTTGCCGTCTGGCCAACCCTGGGCGGCCAAGGTGCAGCAGGAACTGCTGCGGTTCCCCAACGGCACCCATGATGATATCGTCGACGCATTGGCGTGGTTGGCGCGCATGGCCCTCCGGCTTTCGCCACCCGCATCCAGAATACGCCGCAAAAAACGCGCCACGAAGAGTTGGCGGAAGGAGTTGCACAAGTACACCCAAACCCCCCCAAGCGATAGTTTCATGACGGCATGAGCGACGAAGACAAGGCATACGACAACTATCGCTATTACGAGTACTGCCGCGCCAATGGGCACGATCCGTACTTGTTGCGAACGGAGACGGGACTCAATTTCTTCGTCGGCCAGCAATGGTCGATGGAAGAGCTGGCGGAGATGCGCGAGTCCAACCGGCCGGCACTGACGATCAATCAGTTTTTCCGCGACATGGACTCCATCGTCGGCGAAATGGTCTACTCGACCGGCGACGTGCGGTTTTCGCCGTCGGACGCAGGCGACGAGGACATCAGCGACGTGCTTGACAAGTTGTACTGCTCGATCACCGCGCAGAACAAGTTGGAGTACATCGAGCCACGCGTCCTGTTCATGGGGATGCTGTCGGGGCGCGGCTATTTCCGCACCCGCGTGGAGTTCGACGACCAGATGATGGGGCAGATCAAGCTCTCCGCCCCGCGTCCGCAGAACGTCGTATTGAATCCCGAGATCGACGATCCTGACCCCGACACGTGGCCCGAAGTGTTCACGACGCGCTTCGTCAATATGGACATGATCGCGCTGACATACGGTGATGCCGCGGCCAAGGAGATCGAAGGCACGCCGCAGGCCGACTGGCTCTCACCCTACGACTCCGTGGCGGAGCGCGAATTGTCGCAGCGGCTCAATGGCGGCACTTTCTACGACCCTTCGAACGGCGATCCACGACTGCTGCGCTGCCGGCGTCTGATCGAGCGCGAATATCGGACACTCAAGTACAAGGATTTCTTCGTCGACACCAGCACCGGCGACATGAGCGAGGTTCCGGAGAACTGGGATCGCGAACGCGTAGGGCGGCTCGTGCAGCTGACAGGCGTGAACGTCATCAAACGGCGCACGCAGACGATTCGCTGGACCGTGAGTTGCGACCGATTCCTTCTGCACGATGAGGACAGTCCATACAAGCACTTCACAGTCGTGCCGTTTTTTCCGTACTTCATCGACGGCTACACGATGGGGCTCGGTGATCAATTGGTCGACTTGCAGCGCTTCACCAACAAGCTGTATTCACAGGAGCTCCACATCCTCAATTCCGCTGCCAACAGCGGCTGGAAAGTCCAGCAAAACTCCCTGAAGAACATGACCGAGGAGGAGCTGGAGCAACGTGGTGCGAAGACCGGAATCGTGGCCGTGCTTGACGACGTGGAGCATCTGCAGCGTATCGAGCCTGGGGAGCTGCCCTCCGGTCACGACCATCTCGCGCAGACCATCGACGGGAAATTCCACCAGATCTCCGGGTACACCGAGGCCATGCAGGGCGCGGCGTCCACCGAGGCGACGGGCAAAGCCCTGGACTTCCGCGCCGCGCGCGGCTCGGTGAACCTGGCGACGGCTTACAAGGCGCTGTACTTCACCAAGACGCTGATCGCCGAACACATACGCGATTTGGCGCAAACGTTCTACACCGAGACGCGCCTGCTGCGGTATACCAACGGTGTCACGAACGAATCCGGCGTCATGACGATCAATCAGCCGACGCCGGAAGGCCGAATGCTGAATGACGTCACGACAGGGAAGTACGACGCGACCGTTGTGCCGGCGCCATCGCGCGACACGGTGCAACAGACAACCTTCGCGCAGCTCAAGGAAATGCGCCAAGACCTTGGCATGATGATCCCGGACGAAGTGCTGCTGCAGTACAGCTCGATCCCGCAGAAGTCCGCGGTGATCCAGGCCGTGAAGGAAGCGCAGGGCGACCAGAACGCGCAGCAACAGCAGCAGGCGCTGCAGCAGGCGCTCATGCAGGCCGAGCTGGCCGCGAAGCAGGCGTCCAGTGTCAACTCTGCCGCGCAGGCGGATCTCGCGCACGCACGCGCCGCCAAGGCGCTCGCCGATGCACGCAACGATCCGGCCGGTCAACGCATCGCGCTGGACCAGAATCGACTACTACTGGAACACGCCCGCGACATGACGCGCATCGCGCACGATAGGCAAAAGTCCGACAAGGATACCGCGCTGTCCTTGACGGATATGGAGCTGCAGCATCGCCGTGAGATGGCGAAGATGCAGCAAGAGGCGAGCGCACAACCCGACGAAGCAGCCACGTAGAGGTAGTCATGGCAAAGGAGGCAGTAGTTGACGACGTACTCGATCACGATGCAGGCGAGAACCTGACTGACCGTGGCGACGAGCTGGTCGTAGAGGAAACCGGCGATGAGGGTGCCACACCCGAGGCAGGGGCGAAGAAAGACGAGGAAACCAGCGATGAAAAAGGCAAAGAAGGCGCCGACGAAAAGACCGCCGACGAAAAAGGGAAGGATGAAGTAGAGAAGGACGTCCCCAACCCCATGGTGCCGCGCGCGCGACTCACGGAGTCGCAGCGCAAGCGCAAGGAAGCCGAAGCGCGTGCCGTCGCCCTCGAAGAGGAGCTGCGGGAACTGCGCGACCAAGGCGGCCACGGCAAGGCGTTCAAGGAGTTCACCGAAAAAGTTGACAAGCTGTACGAGGACGTCGAAGTCGCGCGCGCCGAGGGCGAATACAAGAAAGCTGCCAAGCTCCAGCGCGAGCTGGATCAGATGCGCGATAGTTCCAACAAGGCGCAGACGGAGTACATCGCGCAGCAGCGTGCGGTACAGGCGCAACACCTGGCTGCCTACGAAGCCGTTGTGGACCAAGTCGAGTTGTTGGTGCCCGAACTGAACCCCAAGCACGAGGAGTTCAGCGACGACCTGCTGGCGGACGTGTCCGCGATCCGCGACGGTTACGAGGCGCGAGGCGTGGCTCCGGCCGCGGCGTTGAAGCGCGCCCTCAAGTACGTACTCGGCCGTGACATTTTCGACGAGAAGAGCATGCGTCGTGAGTCGATCCCCGAGAAACGCAAGACCGACGTGAAGGCCAACGTCGAGGCGGCGAAGAAGCAACCGCCGGACACCGACAAGTCGGCGCCCACGGAAAAAGCGCTCTCGATCGATGTATCCAAGTTGAGCGACGAGGAGTTCGACAAATTGCCGGAGGCGACCAAGAAGCGGCTCCGCGGAGATTTTGTCGGCTGACCCCCCTTGCAAACACGACTCGAATTGCATAAGTTCGAGTCGTGTTTGCGATTTCGCCGCATCGTCGGGCGTAAAACGACGATCGTTCTGATCACGTCACGGTCATCTCGCCCGCGCTGTTGGGCGTAAAGCAAGCAGCTGGCCCTCGGCGCCATCAATGCCGATTCCGCTGAAGTCCCAGAGCGTCAACGTGGGGCGACCTCAGTTTGCCCGCTCAAGGGCAGGAATCGGCAATGCT